CCGCTCCTCGACTCGCACGCGGCGATCGTTTCGGAACCGCTCTAGCAGGATTCGATGGAACGCCCAACTCAACGTCTCATCGTGGTTCCCGTGCACCAGCACAACGTCGGTGGGGCACGTAGCCGCCGACCGCTCCACGATTCCCAGAAGCACGTCTGACCCCACCTGAATCATCTTCTGGAGACGCCCGTCGCGTTCGAGCGGCGTGCCGCTGGAGGTCTCGGCTCGCTCGGCTCGATCGTAGTGGAACAAGTCACCGAGAAAGGCGATCGTGCGGCGAGTGGGGTTGTGGGAGTCTCCCACCGCCAGGAGCTCGCCGGCAGCGGCGTGCACGACACGCTCGGCAATCGAGAGATCCCAGTCGCCGGCCCCGGTCGTCTGGCTCCAGGCGTAATTGCCGAAGTGGGTGTCGGCCACGCACAGCACTTGCCAGAGCCCGTCACGCTTCGGGGCCTTTACGCTTTTGGTTAGCGGTTTCCGCAGGGGCTTGCTTGCTGCCTGGATCATCGCCTCGACGCACTCGCGCACGCCCGGCCCGGCCTTGGGCTTCAGCCGCACGAAGACCCTGTGCAGTTCGAGCGTGCCGCCGTCACCGTTTCCGCACTCCCAGGTCGTCGCCTCAGACGCCGCGATCTCGAAGCGGCTCATATCCGCTTCGATGTGGGCGAGAAGATCCCCGACGGTCTTGATCCGCCGGCTCGTGGAGCGGGCTTCGAGAGTCTCGCCCTCCTGCCGCTGCGTCACCTGTTCGGCGTCGGCGGCCGGCGAGGGAGGCGGGAGTTTGGCGGCGACGCTTTCGGCTAGGCTTTGGCGTCGAGCCATTCGATCACCTGTTTTTCTTTAGCGATCTCCCAGCCGCGTTCCTTCGCCGCCTCAATGATTGCCAGGGCGAACGCCCGCTTCTGGTGGAGTGCCGGGTTGAAACTCTGTCGCACCGCCTCAAGTTCCTCCTGGGCATCTGGAGGCAGACGTTGAAACCACGAGCGGGGACCGCCCCTGTTGTTCCGCACTTTTCCAAGCACCGCGTCAAGCAACACCGGCTTCCTTGCCATGCTGTCACTCCTTCGGCGTGATCGTGTAAAGCATTGCCAGCACGCGCCGCTGGACGCGGGCCAGTTCCGTGATCGCCTCTTCGCTGATGTTCGGGCCGAGTGCCGCGTGGGCGAGTTCGTGCAGGATTGTCTCGACGCGACTCCACCCACGGCACTTCTCGTCGATCAAGATGCGAGGGTTCGCCGCCCCGTCGAAGAACGTCCAGCCGCTGGCGTCACCCTTGAGGGGAGTCACCCGGAGTAGCCACTTCTTCCCGTCGATCGTGATGTGATGATCCTTCGGCATCAGCGACCGATTCCTTTCGTCGGGCGTTGGCTATCGCCCGTCTGACGAGCAACCTAGCGGGGAGGTCAAGGAACGGCAGGCCGCGTTCTTCGGCAGCCTCGCGTAGGAAGCCCATGATCTCGGCCATGCCCTCGGGCGACCCGCACCAATCGCAGCCCTTGGTGTCCATGTAACGGGCGCGGCTGGTGCATTTGCAGTCGGCCGTGGCGACGATGCGGAAGGGCCAGCCGGCAAGCAGGGCTTTGAGCTCGGTGCCGGCCAGACAGCCTTGGTGATTCTGAACGGAAACACACAATCGACGCTGCCCGACAACAAAAGAAGAAGTCGCCCGGCCGCACGCCGCACACACCGCCTTGCCATCTGGCTGGCTTTTAAAGTCGCAGAACATTTTTTTAAGCAATGCTCACAGTGCCACTCACTCCCCATGCTTCGGTGGTTGCGCCAGAATTAGCGGCAACCCACAGCGCGTTAAGAGAAATAGGGTTGAACGGAGTCCCGTTGCAGTAATCCAAAATGTTAATGGCACCAGGAAACTGCGTGTCTTGCATAGCAAGAAAAGCACCTGGATTTGGGGGAGAAAAAGACCCAGCGGGGTTTTGCCGGTAGGCCATTCCAATACACAGGCTAGAAGGCCCTCCAACAGCAAACCCTCGGCAGTCGCGCGAAGAAGTACGACAAAACCAAGTCACGCCAATGCTAATGTTGGGCGTGTTGTATTCATATTGAATTGAACCACTTGTGACCAACACGGGATCGAGAATATAGGACGTATTGAATATTGGTTTCCAGTCTTCGTCAGTAATCGGAGGAAAACTATCGGGAAATCTAAAGATGAAACCACCGAGGCTAAGAGACAATCGCAATGCCACTGGGCCGACACAACCTGGACGACAAGCAGCCGGCCCACCACCGCAACAGCACGCCATCTCTACACCTTGAACCGCAGAAATGTGGAGGTAAACGTAGCCGACACGATCGTCACCGAAGTCGTCACAAGCGTCTTGCCAATGCTGATGGTGCAGGCAGAAGTATTGAGCGAAGCCGACAGCGTCACGTCAGTCATTACCGACGTGGACGATGTAGACCCAACGAAAACCGCCGTGGCCGTCTCAAATGGCACGTCGATCAAGAACCACGCGGTGCCATCTTTGGCGATCGCGCAGTCGGTAGTTGCGTTGCTCGCAGCAGGGAACGGGAAGAACAGATTTACCGCCGCCACGGTATTCGGCGTGGCCGTCTGATTGCGGAACGTCACCGTCTTCGTGTCGTTGATCGACCATGCGCCGGTGAAGGTGCAGACGCGGAAAACTTTTGACTGCTTGAAGAAATCCGCCCGCTCGAACGACAGCGGCCTGGCAGCCGGCGACGCGAGCTCGGCCGCGCGCACGACGTTGGCAATCCGCTCCGCGCTCTCTCGCGTGAACTGCGTGGGATCGAGTGGCCGCGTCATGGGGGCGTTCCGAACGTGGCGAAGTTGCCGCGCGGATTCACTCGGCGAGTCAGGACCGCAGGAGCGCCAAGGGTCTCGCCGCCGCTGCCGTTTAGGCCGACCGGGTTTGGGCTAGGGACCCACTCGGAGTTCTGAAAATCGAACACCATCGCTCGCCTCTTCTGGCCGCCGTCAAAAAAGTTGAAGCCGACGTCGGGCAGTAGGAGATTGTGACCAGACTGACGAAAAGCCAGCGTCGCGGTCGTGGCGTAGTACGTGATCAAAGAGTTGCTGAACTCCTCCGTGACAGACGCGGCGTCGATACCAACAACCTTCACTGTGTCTTGCCCGCACCCAAGAAACGACGATGAGTTGACGTGATTCTGGAGCAAGAGCCATTCGCTGGGGTAGGTGGCGAAATTCTTCGTGACCTTGATTTGCACCAGGCTCTCTTCGGTCGTAAGGCCTGGGAAATAATCGTACGCGCTGTTAGTTAGCGGCGCGTCAGGGGGCCACGTCGTGTTTGAGTTGTAATACGCCAAGGCAGGCACGCTGCCGGGCCGCGACTCAAAAGCCCACGTAGAAGGCCGCGAGGTAGGCGTCAGCAACTCGGCGGATGTCACGACGCTGTATTCAGCAGTGACTTCAAGCGCATACGGATTGTCCTCGTACCGTTCGTTTACCGAGACCTTTCGCAGTCTAAGTGCGGTATGTGCCGGGTGAAACGCGCCAAACGAGTTGCCGGCCGTAGCCGTCATGATCGTGGTGATGTCGGGCGGGCCGCCGCTGGTAAGCGTGTTGTCCGACAACATACACACCCAGCGACGCTTTGCCACGCCGCCGGTTGAGCCGACTTCGTTTTCGAAGACGCGGGCGAGTTCTTTGGTTGCGACGATTGTGCCTGGCATGGATCACCCAAGGGCCGCGCCGCCGACGATGGCGACGGGCGAGTTAAAGTAGTTTGATGCCGCTTGGCCGATTCCTTGCGCGATGAGTTGCAACTGCTTCGTCTGCAACTTCGCCTCGACCAGCCTGGGGTCTTGCGCGCTGGCGGCGAGCCCGAGAAGGATGTCCTGGCCTTCTTGCGTCCGAATGTCAGCGGTGTTCGCGAGTTCGTTCGTTGGCGTGAGCAGCCGCTCCATCTTCGCCGCTCGCTCTGCGGCAGCGGCGAGGGCTTGGTTCGCCCCTGCATAGGTGTCGTTAAAGGACTTCAGAAAGTTGTCGTTTTGCTGCGCGACAAGGTTCTGAAATTGTTGGGCTGAATTGAGGCCGGAGACGAACTGCTGCCCGATCTGATCTTGCTGCCGCAGGCGACCTTCGGCGAGTTGCTGCTCTTGCCGCTGCACACGCTCCAGTTCTCGGACTCGCGTCGCACCCGCGCGAGCCCCGCGGAGGTCTCCCGCCTCGCGGGCCTCTTCTAACTTCCTCCTCTCCTCGATCAGTTTTGCCTCGATCGCTTGGACGTTGGTCGCGGCTTCCTTCTTCCGCTTCTCAAGTTCCTCGGTCGCCTTGAGTTCCGCCTGCTGCCGAGCGTCGATGCCGTTTCGCAGGAACTCCTCGACGCGGTTGGCGGCGTCGAGTCGTTGCTGGAATATGTCGCGTTGCTTCGCGACTTCACGTTCGTAGGTCTCTTGCGTGAGGATGCCGTCCCGGGCCTGGGCTTGAGCCTGGGCGATGCCTTCCTGCAATGCCTGGGCGGCAAAAGCACCGACCGAGCCGAACTCCTCTGCCTTGACGATGAGCTCGTTGATGCCCTTCGTGGTCTCTTGGAATGCCCGCGTAAAACCTTCGCTGAACCCTTGTTCGACCGCTTGCTGCTGGTCTTCCAGTTTCGCGAGGCTCTGATCGACCGCGGCGAGTTGCGCGCCCAGAGCGGTCGCCAGCACTGGCTGCTGGCTTTCCCTCGCCCGACGAATCTGATCTTGCAGCCGAATCTGCTCTTCTTGAAGCGTGCCGATGTCACGCTCAAGTTGCGTGGTCTCGTCGCTCTGCTTGAGGATTTCCGCGACGCGAGCCTTTTCAGCTTCCAGCGTCCGTTTCTGCAATTCCTCGATTTGCTTGAGGCCGTTTATCTGCTTGTCATATTCAGACGTCGCCCGCTCCACTTCGTTCGCCAGCGTGGCCGCGTTGATGCGGTTATCCTCGAACTGCGAGCCAAGGTCGCGGAGCTTGTTCTGGAAACGTAGGGCGGCATCGAACCCAGCCGATCCGAATTGCTGCGCACCCTCGATCGCTTTGCTAATTCTTTCCTGCAACCCGGCGAGCGTCTTCTCGGCGTCGGCCTTGATCTGGATGTCCAGTTGCGCATTCTCTTCGATGCGGGCCAACTCCTCGCGGAACGCGACGCCGGCCTGCTCTGCCTGCCGGCGGAACGTCTCTTCATTGAAGAGGCCGCGATCCAAGTCCTGCCGGAGTTCGTCAACGGCTTCTTGATACCGCAGTGCGGCGTTGAACCCCGCCTCGCCGAACTTGGCAGAGTCGTCTATCGCCTTACCGACAGAGTCCTCGATGCTCTGGAGTGTCTTCTGAAAGTCGCCCGCGAAGCCTTGGTTGAGAGGCTCCTCGACTTGCTCGCGGAGTTTGCTCACCTGTGCGGTTGCGTTCTCTGTGTTCCCAAGAAAGCCGTCAAACAATCGCGTGACCGAGAACAAGCCCTCTCCGAGAGCCGTGAACGTCTCGCCCACGGCATCAAGCACAGGCGTGAGCACCATTCCGATTGCCTGGGCCAGTCGCGTCACGGTGGCGATCAGATCCGCAAGCAGATTCGCGAAGCCTTCCACGACGCCGGCGAACGGCAGGATCAACGACTGTCCCAGCCCGGCAAGGGCGGTGCTTACGTTGTCGAATGAGTCGCCGAGATCCGCGACTCGGCCTTGGTCAACGGTGCTGATGCCAGCCGCGAACCGCTCAAGCGAGAGTCGAGACTCTTCAATCGCTGCAAACACTGGAAGCAGCGAGAGACCGCTCTTACCGAGCACGTCCATCGCGAGAGCGGCCCGCTTCGCCGGATCTTCGATCCGCTGCAACGCTGCCGCAACTTCTTGGGCGAGCCCGGCCGTGTCAGCCGTCTGGAGGCGATCCTGCGAGATGCCAAGCCTGTCGAACGCCTCTGCGGCGTCACCGCTCCCGCGACGGGCGGCGTCGAGGTTGATGTTGAATTTCTGCAAGCCGGCCGCGACGGCCTCGACGCTCTGGCCGGTTCGCCGCGCGGCCTCATCGAGAACCTGAATCGTCTGGAAATCGGTGCCGATCCGCAGGGCCGTGTTTCCGAGAGACTCCAGGCGTTCTTCGAGTTGCGTGAGCCCGCGTACCACGCCGATCGCGGCAGCCCCAAACCCGGCGACTGCCCCGAGTGCGATGTTTGTGGGAGTGACTAGGCCAGCGAGTTGCGAACCTACGGACCGCAAGCCCGTCGAGATGCCGGCACTGAACACGCGATTCAATCCTTCCCCCGCGCTGCTGATCGCGGAGAACCTCGCGGCGACTGATCCGAGTTGCCCAGGCAGCACCGAGAGAACGCCGGAGAGCTCGTTGAACCGCAGCCCTTGCTTTCCGGCGTCTTCGACGGCCGCGGCAGTCTTCCCTGCCTCAATAGTGGCCTTTGCAAAGAGGTTGGCTTGCCGCTCAAGTTCCCTGTTGAACAAGTCTTTCGTGAGCACGCCGGCCTGCTCAAGCTCGCGCGCGCGAGCGATTGCCTCATCGAATCGCTCTTGGGCGGTGAGGTTGGCGGCACGAATTGCCGCCGCCTCTGACTGGAGGCGAGACTGCACTCGGTTCGCCTCTGCCGTCGCGTCGGCCTCGCGTCGCCTCGCCTCCTCAACAGCCTGGGCTTGAATCCGCTCCGCGGCGGCGACGGCATCTGCCCGCTCGCGAGCCGAGCGTGCGGCCTGCTCGTTGATGCCCAGTTGGTCGATCGCCGCTCGATTGAGGGCGACAACGTCGATCGCCCCTTGACGTTCTAGTTCAAGGAGCCGAGTCACCTCGTCGGCCGCGACGCGAGTCTGATCGCCGTATTCTTGTTGGATGCGAATGCCGTCTTGGAATGCGGCAACGGATGCCTTCACCTCATCGGTCAATTGCGCGAACGCCGCCGCATACTCGCGAGGCGTCACGACCTTGTCTTCAAGCTGCTGGAGCAGGGTCGTGAACCGTTGGGCAAAATCTTCTTGAGCCGCGGCGGCAGCGTCGGAAGCCTCTGCCAGAGGCCGGAACGAAGCGGTCGCCTTCTCGGCTTGTTGCGAGAGTTGCCCCAACGCTCTCTCTACGGGCGTGAGCGAACGCTGGACGCTAGACGCGTCCGCGTTGATCTTTAGCGCCAGCCCGAGAATCGTCGCCATCTCACTCGATCCCTAGTTGCCGTTTCAAATCCAGAAGAACTTCGCGAGCTTGAACCTCGTGCTGCGGTGCCGGTTCGATCGGAATGAAGTCGCTCGGCTTCGGGGCTTTGCCTTTCGGTGCGTGCGGGGCGAGCAGGGCCGACACGATCAGCCCGGTCTCTGCCCACGGGTTCCCGATAGCCTCGAAGTACTTCGTGTATGCCATCCACTCCGCGAGTTCTTGTGAGTCCATCCGGCGAGACAACTCGCCGACCGTCATCTTCAGGTGTCCCGCCAGCCGGAACATGAACCGACGAACTGGCGAGACGTTTAGCCTTTTCCCAGTTCTTCGACATCCGCCTCCGACATTGCGTTGTGCCGGATCGCCGCGTCGAACAGGCGAGCCATCACCGCGCCGCTCTTCTGGCCGAGCTTCTCGATCTGCTCCTTCGTGAAGAGGAGGTCGCCCTTCTCGTCGCAAAGGAGCCGCACGAGGTACTCGGTACGGAAGTTCGCCACGCCGCTGTCTTTCTTGCCGATCCACATCCGCTCGTAGGCGTCGCGTTCTGCCACGCTCATCACGCGGATGAACACGCTGCCGTTCCATTCCTTCACCTTGACTTCCTTCAAGCCAAGATCGTCTGCCGCGAGAATCTGGTCTGCCGTCAATGCCATATCACTGCCTCACAAGTTTGAAGGTCGCGCCATACCGGGCCACGTCATTGACCCGGCCCGAGAGCGTCAACGTCTGGCAGATCGCCTTGTGGGTCAGCGTGAGCCCGCCGCCAGTGATGGCGAGCGTGCCCTGAATCCCATACTGCGACAGGCCAATCGCCGCCGTGCTCAGACACTTCAAAGTGATAGTGCCTGCGTCAACTGAAAACGTGGAGTCGCGCCCGAGCGGCAGACTGCCGCCCACGTTCACGTCGATCTCGGTGACTTCACCGAGAGCCGTGCTGCACCACGTTACGCTGACACCCGTGCATACGTTCGCCATGACGGGCCTCCGTCACGGCAACTAGACGCGGGCAACCCGGAGAGTGGCCTGACCACGAATCGCGTCGTTCAGAGCGAACGTGAGCGTCGAGGAGTTGACCGTGTACGCGAGCGACGAGAACCCCGCGAGAGCCGTGCCGGCCACCGTGATCGAGCACGTGCCCGTCGAGGCGTCAGCAATCAGCACGCGGCCCAGGTAGTCAAACTGCACCTGACGGCCGGTGTCGGTCGTGGAGCCCTGGAGCGGCCGGTCGATTGTGGCGATCGACGCGCCGGTGGTCAGACCCAGATGGCTCACGTCGATCTTCTCTTGATCGGCAGTCGGGTCGGTCTGGGTAATGACGATGTTCGTCACCGTGTAGACCGTGGCACCAAGGCGAAGAACTGTTCCGGTTCCATCATGCGGGGTTGCCGACATTCTTTAGGTCTCCTGCCAGAGGATCGAGTACGTTTGCGAAACCGAATAAAGCGGTGGTGCCTCGCCGCCGGCGAGTTGGGCGAACCCGTCAGCCTCGTTATCAAGGGAGACGTTGTTCACATATACCGAGTCTGCCGAAACGCCCCCGTACCCATCCAGCGCGACCCGGCACACGTCCGCGAGTTCCCTTACTGATTCGTAGGACTCCGCGTAGAGGTCGAGGGCCAGGATCACGATGGTGACGCCCGTCGGGCCGGAAAGGCTCTGTGACCGCTGTACGGCCGACCGGCGGTAGGTGGCGAACGGAGCCGCCGCAGAGGTCGGGGCGATCACGGGGTAGATCCGCGTGCCTAGCAGCCGGGCCACGCTGGCGTCGGCGACCAAGGCGGAACGGATCGCGGCTTCGGGCGACTTGAGGGCCATACCCCGATTGTGCCGCCGGCACCCCCGACGCTTGCAGCGTCAGCCCGGCCCGAGCGTGTCGGTGCCCGAGACGCTTCCGGTGTCGCGGATGCGGAGCGACGACCACGCTTGAGACAGCGACAGCGAGAGCTCCCGCTGGAGGATGGAGGCGATCTCGCCTTGCGTCTGCACGAACGCCGTCTGCACTGGGGGGATGCCCTTCACGCCGCCTTCCGGGGAAGCCTCGATAATGAGTGGCTGCCCCTTTTTTGCCTTCTTAAAAAACGCCGCAGGGTAGTTCGGGTCGGTCTGCACGCCTGCACGGTCGCTGCGGCCTTTCACGACTTGGAACGGCCCGAGCTTGTTGAACGAGCTTGCGATCACGGCGTTCTGTCCGCTCACCCAATGCACCACGCCTTTTCCGCGAACCGTCTCTTGTTGCCCCAGGCGAACGCGAGTGAATGGAGTCGTCGGGCTCTTGCGTTGGTACGGCTTGTCCGAGATTTTTGTGAGCACGCGGCGCTTGGTGCCGAATTCAAGGAGCCACTGATGGAAAGCTCTGTCTTTGCCGACGCGAACGGACCCGCCAGCCGCCGACGCGGAACCGCTTTGTCCGGCTCGCGTGTAGCCCACGATCCCGACCGCCACACCGGTCTGCTTGTACTTCACGACCTTCGACGTGACCGCCCGCTTCAAGTTGCCCGTCGGGCCGACGGGAGTGATCTCTCGCAGCCTGCGCGTCATCGGCTGGATCGCCTTCCGCACCGCGTCGCCGATCACGTCTGCGGCCTGCTTGTTCGGAAAGAACGAGGCGAGCTTGTCACGCAAGCCGCGCAGTTCTTCGGCGTTGATATTGATCTGAACGCCGCCGACAGCCACTAGACGGTCTCCGAGCAGATCAGTTCGTGCTCACTCCGGTTCTCGCGCTCCAGCACCGAGATAATCTGAAGCGTTCGCCCCCGCCACGAGATCCGCATCTGATTCGTGAGGCCCGTCAGATACCGCATCCGAATCCGGTGCGTGATCTCTGTTTGCTGGGTGTTCGCCAGGAGGAACTCCCGGGCCGTCACGCCAGTGACGCTGGCCCATACTTCCGAGAATGACGAGTACGTGTAGGTCGTCTCGCCCAGCCGGTTCCGCGATTCGGTCGGCTGCTCTACCGTGATCCGTTCGCGGAGTTGCCCGGCGTCAATCATATGATCGTGCCCTCGCCGACCACGACGATGTCATAGGTCGCGCCGGCCGTGCTCGTCACGAACAGCGACGAAGCCGACGCTCCGGCAGCCGACGGGTTCACGACCGCAAAGATGCCGCCAGGGGCAACGCTGCCAGAGAACGAGCCGGTCAGCGTGAGCGTGTGCGTGCTGCCTGTGTTGCGAACGTAGATCGTTTTTACGGCGGAAAAAACCACCGACACGCTCGCCCCGTCGCGGGTGTCGGACAGGCTATCCAACTGGATCGTGTCGGTGCCGCCGCTCACCCGCGAATCGCTCCACACGATCTGTGCTTGGTTCGCGGCGGTGCCTTCGGTGAGAGCCTGGAAATAATCCGCCCGCGTGACGCGACTATTTCGCGCAATGTCGGCCGTGTCGGTCTCCACCGCGACGATACTGAAAAACACCTCTGCCGACAGGCTCACGTGTAGCTCCCCCACGAGACGGTATCGAGCAGCCGCTTGGCACCATCGGGCATCTGCCCGTCGCCACGCTTTTCATAGAGTTCGAGGATCGTCATCAGCATGGCCGACTTCACCCGCTGCGGGATGTCGCTTGAGGAGCCGTAGCCCGCCCACCATGTGACCGTAATAGCGTTCGCATCCAGTAACGCCGACGGCCAGGAGCCGTTGTAGGTCGTGCGGATGCGGCCCGGCGTGGAGTCTCGATCCACCCGGTAGTCGGTGGCCGCAAGCGTCGCCGTGCTGCTATCGGCAATCGTGTACGTGATCGTCACCGCCGTGACGGTTCCGCTACTCGCCATCGGCGGGCGGGGCAGTTCGATCTCAGACGGGAACTGGTCGAATTTCATGACGAGCCGCTGGGTCACGAGAGCCCGGTCGATGTAGTCCTCCACGAGCTCGCGGGCGGTCGTGATCAGATTCGTGATCAGCGTATCGTCGGCCGACGCATCGACCCGGCAGTGGGCCTTGGCTTCAGAGAGCGTCACGGGCTCGACCGCCGGGGCGGCGGTTCGCTTCAGGCTGCGGTAGCGTTGCATCACTTGCGTCGTCTCCGCGGCGTCACGTCTGCCGTCTGCGTCGCCGGCTCCACGCTGGCGGTCTCGATCATCGTCTGCTTGTCTGCGGCCCGCTCCGCGTACTCCCAGGCGATCAGCGACTCGGCGTCACGCTCGGGCAGTTCCACGATCTCGCCGACTCGGTAGGCACCGTGTGCCTTCCTCATCCGTATCCGCACCATTTCTATCTTCGTCATTCGCCCACCCTCCATGCAGTTTCCGGCGGCTTCCGCGTCTCCTGCCACTCTGTCGTGTACTGGTACACCGGGCCGCCGAGGTTCTTTCCGGGCCACGTAATCACGTACTCGCCGTGCCCGATGCACACGCGAGGCGTCACGTAGAGCCGGTTGCCGCTGGCCTTCCACTGACGCCAGAACCCGATGTCGGCATCAACTCGGCCTTCGCCGTATCCGCCCTGCGGATCTGGTTGCTCGTAGAACCACGGCTTTTTCATCCGCCGCAGAGCCGCGGTCGAGATGATGGTGCACCCGAAATGCGCGGTGTCGACTTGCTGAACGGGGTGGCCGAACCACTCCACGGGAACCGACGTGACGCCGCCTTCGGGCGGGTTGTCCAGCGTGTCGAGGAGCGTGAGCATCGGCCTCCCGTCCTCGCGTTTCGTCTGGAGCGGCGCGAGGGCGTCGCACTGAAAGGTCATGAACAACGCGAACAAATGTTCGATGCTTTCCTTGGATATGAAGCTGTCCATATCCAGCGTGATAATCGCCTCTGTCGTGGGCTCGAACTGCTCTAGCATCCGCGTGAGAACCTGGCTCCAGTAGGCTCCCTGCCCGAGTGTCGGGCGGATGTGTAGTGGCATCAACGCTTCGATGAACCCGAAGGCGTTGATCAGCGGCCCGAATCGTGGGCCAGATAAGACGGCTTCGGCACGCACCTCGACGCGGGAATCACCAACTTGAACGATCACGGCGAGCTCCTAAAAGAGAGACGGCGGGGAGGCTCGTCGCCTTCCCGCCGTCTACTTTCGTTCGCGTGTCAAGCCGATCAGCCGACGGCTTGCGTGTTCACGTTCTTGTCGCTTGCCGACATCGGGCCGCTCTCGCCCTTCGAGAGACGGCACGAGGTCACGATGCCCACCGTGGAGACCGGCGTCGCGAACACCGTGAGGTAACGGCGCTTGCCCCTCAAGTCCACGTCGAAGCGGTGGGCGTAGCCCACGCCAGCCGTGGCGGTCGTGCCAGCGGCCACCGTGTAATCGACGCCCTGCACGTAGAGGTTCGCCGTGCCCGCGGCACCGCTGGTGTCGCTCTGGGCCAGACGCAGCACCGTGGCGGCCGTCGCAGCGGTGGCGGCAGCGGCCGTGAACGGCGTGAAGAGAACGTCGATCGACGCGTAAGCAAACCCGAGCGTGTCGATTTCAAGCGAGTGGGTCGCGTTCGAGGCCACTGAGGCTTCGGCCTTCGACACCGACTTCTGTGCAGCACCAAAATTCATGGGTCAGGGTCTCCTAAAGGGTGTCGTTATCAGCCGAACTTGAGGGCAACGAGCGGGCCGGCCTTCGTGGTCGAGCCCAGGTCGGACACGACCATCGCGTTGCGAGCCGTAGCAAACGTCAAGGTCTGATCGAACTCGATGTACCGCTCGCTGGCGGTCTTGATCGAGATGGCCCGACGCTCGCCGAAGATCGCAGCCTGGCTCAAGTCGCCGAACAGGGCGGCCACCTGGCCGGTCGTGCCGCTCACGCGGCTCTCCATCGGCTGCACCAGCGTGACGGGGTAGCCCAGGAACGTCTCGCCGAAACCGGCGGCGATGTTGCCCGAGTTGTTGCCGCCAGCGTTGGACGTGCCGCCGGGGAGCATGGCGAGCCGCAGCATCGCCGAGCCCCAACCGGCCGGGGAGATGTACCAGCGAGCGTTCCGGTTCCTCGCAAAGAGCGGGAGCCGGGCCAGCACGTCGGTGAAGTTCCGCATGGTCAAGTCGCCGAAGGTCGTGTTGCCAGTGGCAGTCACGACGCTCGCCGAGTAGGCCGACTGGAGAACCTTCGTCGCCACGCCGGTCACGCCGTGGTAGGCCAGCGAGCCGTCACCGATGAAGCCGGCGTTGTCGAAGGCTTCGGCAAACGCCTGGGCCACTTCGACCGCCATCGCGTCGGCGAGGTCGATCACCGAGTCTTCGAGCAGGCTGTTCGGGGTGCGGTTTGCCACGCCCCAAATCTTCGCGTTGAGCTCGACGTTGTCGAAGGTCACGTCGCTCTGGGTCACTTCGACGTTCTCGCCGACCGGACGGGCGGTCAAGCCGCCAGTGCGACGCGGATACACGAGCGTGTCGCTGTTCATCACGGCCCGCTTCGCGTACTGCGGATATACGCCGAATTCTTCCACTAACCTAATGATCTCTCCGGCGAGTTCAGGACTCGAAAGTACACCGCCGAGCGAATTGATTCCGCCGGCCTGGGCGCGGGTCTCGACGCCGTGATCCTGGCACCACCGACGGGCTTCGGCATCGCCGAACACGTAGCCCTTCAGGTGCATTCCCGCGCGGTACGCGGCCTCGGCGTCCTTGAACGCGCGAAGGTTGTTATGGCTCTTCGGCACGGCGTACTCACGCTTCTCCACGGCAGTCTCCTTCGACTCGGGGGTCTCGATCGCCTTGGCCGGAGCCGCACGCTCCAAAACGGCCCGCAGTTCGCTTTCCTTCACCTGAACGCGCTGCACGAACTCAATCCGCTCGCGGAGCTTGTCGGCCTTGGTCTCAAGGCTGCGGAGCGACGCCTCCTGCTCCTCGGTCATCGGCGCGGTCTCTTCGCCCCCGGGGGCGTCTTCGGTCATCGCCTCCATCTCGGCGACAACGGCAGCGAGTTCATCGAGCAGAGCCTTGAGCTTTTCGACAGCCACGTGAGCGTCTCCTGTGTTCGGGGGCGGCGACCGATGCCGCCGATACCCTCACGCTACGGAGACGAGGCCCAACCCTTGCAGCACACGCACGGCGGGCAGTAAAGGACTAGCCCGCGGCCTTGAGCCGGCGAACCTCGGCAGACGGCAGCACGTGCTTATCTGTGCAGCCGCAATCGCGACAGCGTAAGTACCGAATTTGGTACTCGCCCTGCCGCTGGCTTGATGCCACCAGCAACCGCCCGCACTTGCACTGCGGGCAGTCGTCGCCCGATTTAGCGGCCATGCTTGCCCAGGTACTCGCGGAGTTTGTTCGCCTGCTTGCGGAACGTAGCACGCTTGGCAAGCGAGGCGGCACGCCTCTCGACCTCCGCTTCGCGCGTCTGGCGGAACTGGTCGAATGACCGCTTCGCCACCGCCACGTCGGAGTCGGGGTAAGCCGGGAACGTGGTCGGGGAAACATCAATCAGCGAATCGACCGCCTTGATCGTCCGCACGCTTCGGCCTTCCTCGACGCTCCACTCGTCGCCGCCCTTGGCGACTTGGAACGCGAAGGAACTGCCCTTCACGATCCCCGCTCGAATGTTGGCGGCGATGTCGCGGCCGTAGGTCGTGTCGGGCACCGGGAACTCGTACCGGAGCCCGATGTCGTCAACCGTCAGCCGCAGCGTCTCGGGGTAGCGAGCGAGCGGGAAGTTCGCGTCGTGGTTCCACAAGGCCCGGGTCTGGAGCGGCTTCTTGCGGCCACGCCGCTCGGTGACAAGGCCGAACGCGCCGGGGTCGAGGCGTTCCACGAAGTCGCCCAGGTCGAGCGAGAGCGTGTTGAACTTGGCGGCATAGCCGACGATCCACTCCTGCGAGGCGTCGGAACCTTCCTCGCTCCGCGTCTCGACGGCGAGCAGCGGCGTGTCGGATTCGACTTCGTCAAGGATTAGGGAGCGGCGTTCGATTGCGTTGACCATGCTTCGGTTCTCCTCGTCTGCGGCGGCGGCCTGCACGGCCGTCTTGTCCCTTTTGTCACTCTAGCCCGCTGGGGGCGGTCTCTTGCACAACAGGGCAGTCAGTAGACGACGCCTTCCTCGGACTGCGGTTCATCTACGGAAACAACTTCACCGCCAGTCAACGCGACTACTGCGTTTGCGATGTAGGTTGCCTTCCCCCCCATCGCGGGCGAATACTCTTCGGCCGCTGACGCAACCAGTTTTTGCATTACAGCGTTGAGGAACTCGTCTCCTCCAGAAACGGAAACCTTGCCCTGCTCAGAAGTTATTGAGTAGTCGCGACCGCCAATCTTCAGGACTACGTTTAGCGACACTGGTCACTTCTTTCTTTTGGCGCGTGTTTTTGACAACAGCCTGCCGGTCGAGACCCCGGAAACTAGGTCAAACCACTCAGGGTCCGCCTTAGAAAATGCCACCGCATCACGGTACATGAGTTCCATGCCCATTGAAAGAATCTCCGTGGGCGTGGTTCCGAGAAGGCCGTTTTTTCCTGCCACTCCACTGTAGTCTTTACCAGCGTAATACGCTTTCCTGATTGCCTCGCCTTCGTCGTAGCCAACGGCAACGTGAGCCTTGGCGAAGTCATCCATCAGCCCCCTTTCGTCATCTCTGTAGGCCGCTGTAGGGTACAGCTCCTTTAAGGACTTTGGAGACTCGCTGCCGACGCGGCTTCGCAGGAAATCCTCGCACAATGACCGAACTTCTGGATTTCCGTGTTCAATTTGATGCCCAAACTCGTGAATAAATGTCCGCTGGCTGTCAGTTGGATCGAATTTGCACGTCCCGACAAGCCCGACCTCAACTCCATCGGCACGCACAAGAACGCCGCCAGCGGCATTGGCCCGCACTCCGTCCTCATACTCAATTCGCGCTTGCAATGCGCTTGAGTGTATGGAATTGTTCACATGCTCACGCAAATAAGCCTGCCCGTCGCCCCTCACGCCGGCTGCATATGCGGACCTCGCCATCTGCTCGCTTTCAAAACCAGTTCCAGCAAATGACTCGCCCCGCTGGTTATGCCTAGTGATTGCATCCGATATTGTCTTTCGCTCTTTTGGCGTCAGACCGTCCTCCTTGTCCACGGCAGAGATTTCCTTCGCAAAGGCTTTGGCCGTAGCCGTTCGCACGCCTTCAGCAGCCTTCTCTTTGAATTTCTTTGCCGCTGCCTCGGCTTTCTCGAAAGGCTCAAGGCCTACTCTTGCCTGCGTTAGCGCCTGTCCGGCGTCTCTGACTTTCTGCCATTTCGCTTCGTTCTTAGGATCTGCCTGCGCCTCAACGGTGAGGTTGTCTACTTCTATTGCGAGGCGATTCACTTTGTCCCATTGTTTTCCAAGATTTTCTTTTGACGCGATGTGATCTTTCATCGCATTGGCGTGCTTTTCTCCTGCCTTCGTGTTGGCCGTCTCAATACCCTTGCGAAACTTGTCCAACGCCTTCTTGTGCTCGCTTCTCGCCGCCTTTACGAGCGGCCCGTCTCCAGGCTTCGCTTGCTCAACACTTGACCCCGAGCCTCCTGATGAATCACCGCCGACGCCCGACGAGCCGCCACCTGCTTCAGCCCCACCGCCGCCAGAGCCCTTGCCGCCTTTGTCGCCCTTGCTCTTTCCTTTAGCACCACCGCCGCCAGAGCCCTTTGCACCCTTGCCCTTATTTGATGGCGGGCATGAGTTATCCGGCGGGGATGCGCCTTTGCACCAAGCGCGGGCGGCGGGCCTTACGGAAGCCAGGAACGAAAGCCTGTCATTCGATTTCTTGACCCAGTCTGCATTCCGCAGATCATCGTCAATGTTTATTGACACGGTCATTTTTTGCCGCCCACCTTGAGTTTGCCACGCACCTTCCCGCCCAGCACGACAACTTCCTGTTCTGGCAGGCAACCGAACCCGGTGGCCGGCGTGGAGAAGACGCGACTTACCGGGACGGTGACGGTGGCGAGCCCAGAGAACGCGTACTCCATGTCGTTCGCAAACATCTCGGCCGTGCGGCGATTGAGGGAAAAGCTAGAAGCGGGCTGCATGAGAATCTCGGCGTCGTCGGACTCCTTTAGGTTCGGCGCATGAAAGCCTCTATGCAGAGTCAACTCCTTGATGCCTTGCTCTTTAAAGTATTGCTGCGTTGCCTCGTACTGTGCTCTGACAACAGCCCTGACAGCCCCGCTTTCGCCAACAAGCGTTTCGATCTGCCTTGCCTTCAAGATGTCTTCAGTAGAAATCGGCCTGCGTCCATACTGGCCGAGATGCTTGAGCTCAGAATCCTTCAAGCCTGGGATTTCTCGCGAGAGTTCCGCAGCAATCGCTCGCTGCACTCCGACCGCGGGTGGATCTGAGTCGCCAGAAGTATCCGCCCACCGATCGACCATCCCGCGAACGAGCGCAGTCCTTTTCTGCTCTCCGCTCGCCGACCCCTCTGAATACTCAGGTCGATCAAATCGCATTGCTTTTAGAAGACTTTCCGGCACATCGTCCTCCGACAATCGCTCCTTCACGCGGCTTACCGTCTCCTCGACTACGCGCTTTTTGAACTCTGCGCGCTCTGCCTTTTGCTCTGGTGTGCCTCCGTGGTCTGGACTGATAGCCTTTTCGGACGCTCCTCGGAAAACCCTTTTGGCTTGTTCATGGCTTACGGCACCGGATTCGCTGCCGATTGTGGCTGCATTGCCCGCCCCACCACCGCCACCACCCTTATTCGACCCACAAGAATTGTCGATCCCGCCGCCTTCGCCCGTCTTGCAAAACGCCCGGCGCTCAATCACCGCACGCACGGCCTTGAGCATCCGCACGCACCGCAGCACGGCGTCGGCATCGCCCGGTCGCGTTGGCCGAAAGACCGCAATCACTTCTTGCGGCTCCGCGTCTTCGGCTTGTCCTCGCACTCGTCGCACGGCTTCGCGGGCGTGATCGTCTGCGGCGAGTCATCCACCCACACGTCAACGTCGATGCCTGCCGCCTGGGCCGCGTCGCCCTTCATCGTGTCGCCACCCACGAGGAGCACCTGAGAGAAAGCGTCGGCGTAGTCGCCCAGCGTCTCGGCGACCGTCTGGCGGTCATCCTCGGGCCGGCGGGAGATCATCACGACCGTGTTCCCGTCTTCGACCGCCTTGAGGGCAAACTCGCCCCAGAGGGTCGGGTCGGCCGCGAACGTGCGGTCGAAGTCCATGCTGATCGTGAGGGCACGAGACTCGGGGAGCGAGCGGCCCTCCGAATCCGCAGGCGGCGATGCCAGCGGGTCGATCTTCGTGAGCGTCTGAACCTTGTGGCCGACCTTCGTGTCGGTCTTTCTCCAGCCGCCGGCTACCTGTTCGTAGACCGTGATGAGGGCCGCCGGATCTTTCTCGCTCGCGTCGAGCTTGAAGTCGGTGCCCGGGACATCGAGCGTGCCGTAGTCCATCACGTGATCGACCCGCCCGCGAGCACGACCGCCCGATGAATTCCACGACACGAAGTCGCCTTCGGAGACGCTGCCAGGCTTGGCACGCTCCTCAAGAGAGCGGCCGGCAGGCGGGGCCGCGGGCTCTATCGGCTGCGGAAGGCTCTCTGAGACGCCGGCCAGGATGCCTTGAATCTGAGCAGGCGAAATACTCGGGAAGCTCGCCGCAATCATCGACCCAGCGCCTTCCTTTGTGAGCAGGCCGGCGGGCACTTGAGAGATGATCTGAATCAGCCCGTTGATCTGTGCCCCGTTGAGGCTCACATCGGCCACTTGCGGAGCCTCGGGCTGGGCCGGCTCGCCCGGCACAGCGGGCACCACCGGCTCGCCAGCCGCAGCGGCCAGCCCGCCTTCGACCGCCTGGCCGTCGATGCCGCTTCCCGGCTGTTGCTGGGCCAGCACGTCGCCTTCGGTCGGCATCTCGCCCAGCGTGCCCATGTTGAGAGGGCGATAGCGAACGTCGCCGCCTTCGACCGGGTCCATGTTCTCCAGTTCGCGGATGTCGTCGGTGTTCAAAACGCCGATGTCCCACATGGCCCGGTAGTAGGCCGACCGGCTCGAAGAGTCGCCCCGGAGCAACCCGCGCACGTCGAACTCGATCAGATACCGATCGTCGTCTTCGATGAGGTCGCGCATGAACGCCGACTCAAATCGACGCAGCCACGGCAGGATCGTGTGCTGCACGAACTCGATGTCGGCTTGCGCGCTGCCGGCCCCGATGCCGAGCAGATGACCGGGGCACCGGAAGAGCCGTGCGATCTCTTCCAACTGGTAGCGGCGAAGCTCAAGAAACTGGGCATCGCTATTGCTGCTCTGCGGGATCTCGTAGGGCTTGAGCCCACCCGTGAGCACCGCCGTATTGTGAGCGTTGCCGACGCCGCCGTGACGCCGGTCCCACTGCGACCGAAGCGACTCGCGGGCCTCCGCGTTCAGATTGCCGTCGGTCGAGAGCACAAACCCGGGGCGGGCACCGGCCGCGAAGAAGCGAGCCCCGTGCAACTCGCAAGCCCGGGCCAGTGCGATCGCGTCCTTGCACTCCTCGACAATCGACATCCCGTTGATGCCGTCGTCGGAAGGTCCGCGAATCTGGAGGATCTGCTCGTTCGAGTAGATCGTCTCGGTGCCTTTGTCCTCGCGGAACTTGTAGCGAATCTTGCCGTTCTCGACCCGTTCCACCTTCATGCGGCTCGGATGCAGCGGCACGATCTGCCCGGCCTTGAGTTCCGAAAAAGCGTCACCCCAGAGCCCAATGTGGAAAACCGCCTGCTCACGCCACTCGAAGGAGGTCTGCCAGCCGTTCGGCTGCGCGTGGAGTTGGCGGTAGAGCGGGAGCTCGCGGGCGATCCGCTTGCCGCCCCCTGGCGTCCGCTCAAGTACGTGGAGCGGCAGGCTCGCCACCGTCTCCGCGATCACCCGCAGGCAGGAAAAGACGGCCGCGACCGAGTGGGCATTGCTGGAGTCGATCCGCACGCCGGCGGCATTCCGCGAGCCGCCGCCTTCGTCGTCCCACATACGCTCTTCGTTGGGCAGCCAGAGGATACGGTGCTCGGATTTGGCGATCATATGAAAAACAAGTCGGGGCCGTTTCCGGCGGCGTTGGTGATGCTGTTCGCTTCCCAGTAGCCCAAGGCAAAGATGAGAGCCACGATGCCGTCGATGCGGCCTGTGCTTTTCTTCTTCACTGGGCGAACGTCTTCAAACGCATTCGTCTCCACGGTCACGCATCCGGCCATCCACGACAGGACTGGGTTTCCCGCATGGCGGATTTTCTGCTGGAGCGTCAGCGACTCAAGGAGCTTCGTGGGGCTGCTCATGTGCCGAAACCCTTGTCCGTATGATTCCACGTCCAGCCCCGCCCCTTGCAGTTCCACCGACAACTGGACGGCACCGCTGATGTCCATCAAGACCTTCTGCACTTGGTGCGTCTTGGCGTATTCCAGCACGTATTCGCGAATCGCGGCGTGGTCGATCACATTGCCGTCGGTCGCGTGAATCCAGCCTTGATTGACCCAGTGCTGAAACGGCTGCCGGTCGGTGCGCTCCCGCTCCATAATCAGATCGCGTGGAGCCCAGAACATCGGCTCCACGTCGAACGTCCCGTCGTCGTTCGGGAAGACCGCAACGCACGCAGACAAGTCGGTGCTCTTCGACAAGTCCATGCCCAGGATGCACCGTCTGCCTGCGAGCGGCTCCGGCGGGGGCGAGGAGCAAGCGGCCCACTTCTCGGGGTCGATCCACCTCTGCGAACTCTCTACCCACACTCCGAGCGAGTACCGCAGCCAGCCGTTCAACTTGCTGCTTTTGTTGCGGGCCTCCTGGGCGTCGGCGGCGAACGCCTCCTCGGTCATCGTTATGCCCATGCCAGGATTGCACCGCTTCCACACGGCGGGCGAGAAGTAGTCGTCGCCCGTCTGGGCCGCAAAAATCTTGCCGTAGAACCGCGGGTCATACTTTGGGTCGGCGATCACTTGCTCCGCGTATTCGTGCTGCTCCCAGCAAATCGTGTCCCGCCGGTCGCCGGCCGTGGTTATCGTCGCGAGTAGCGGAGCTCGACGGGAGCGGCCCGAGTAGCGGAGTGCCTCGAATAGACGCCGGTCGGGCCAGGCGTGCAGTTCGTCGCAAAATACGAACGAGTAGGACGGGCCTTCCGCTGCCCCGGCATCGCGGGAGATCACCCGCATACTCGACCCGGTCGCGGCGCAGACGATCGTCTTGCGAGAGTCCACCACTTCGAGCATCTGCCGAAGTTCCGGCGAGCGGTTCACCATCGCGGCCGTCTCGTCAAAGATGATCGCCGCCTGGTTGCGATCCTTCGCCGCGATACACCCGAGCTCGCCCTCGCCCTCCATGATGAGGTGCCAGATAGAAAGGCATGAGAGGAGCGTTGACTTGGCGTTTTTTTTCGGAACTTCTAGGTAGGCGAGCCTGAATCTCCGCGTGTCCTCGCCTTTGACCTTCCACCCGTAGAGTGGTTCGATCACGTCTTCGACGTGCCACCGCAGGAGTTTCATTGGCTCGCCGGCCTTCGCGGTCGGAGAGTCCTTCGTGTGGCAGCACACGCCTTCGATGAAGTTCACTACCAGCGACGAGGCGTTTTCGTCCCACTCAAAACCAGGAACCGCCTCACGTTGCCTTCTTGGCGGCAACCTTGAGCTTGAGGAACTTTTCGATGGTGCTCTCTTGCTGGGCATCCGACTCAACCTTCAACGAGACGCGAGCCGCAGGCGAGAGGCCGAAGTCGGCTTCGAGTTGCCGCAACTGCTGCGCGAGTTTGTGGGCAATCGAAACTTCCGGCCGCTGGGCGATGTACTTCACTTGCCCCCCGTCGTTCAGGATCGGGTAGGTATCGCCTTCCGCCTTGAGTTTTGCACGCACTGCAAGCCACCACTCGTAGGTGTCGCAGTAGCGGGCGAGCGCCTCAACATCGGCCCGGGTCATCACTCGCGTCGCCTGGAGCATCGGCAGCAACTCCCGCCACCTCGCCGCGGCCATCTCGCCGAGATGCGGCGGCATGGCGATGCCATCGGCCGGCGGCTTCGGCTCGGCTGCATTGATCGGCCGACAGCCGGGGTTGCCTCGCAGGATCTTGAGGCTTGTCGGCTGGGGTCGTGGTCCGCGTCTTCCCATAATTCACACCGAGAGATTGATTCGCATCTGTCCCTTGCGACGATTCCGCTTCTTTCCGTTGCACTTTCTGCAAAGGCACTGAGAGTTGTGCATCACGTTGCCCGGCCCGCCGCGAACAGAGAGCGGCCAGATGTGATCGTGCTCTGCGTTTCGCGGGGATGCCTTTCGCGTCTTCTTGTCGATCCGCCACTCTCCCTTGTGGCACCGAACGCCGCAGTCTTGGCAAACCCAGCCGTCTCGGTCGCAAACAGCCTCGCGTGTGCACTCAGGATCAAACTCGCATTCGTAGTAACGGCACCTGTGCTTGAGTGTTGTAGCCCTCGACCTTTGTGCCCAACTCCGCTTCGCCTTCTCCGATGTCGCTTTCCGCGGGCGGTCGGCTCCCCATCTATGATCCCACGCACACTCGCGAGAACAAAATTTGTTCTTGCCCTGCCATGCGTGCTTGCGCGCCTTTCTCTTAAATTCTTTTCCGCATTGCTGGCACTTGCATGCTGGGGCCGCGTGCGCTTTCTGCCAGCACGCCCAAGAGCAAAAACGGCGAGCGCTGGCTAGGCAGGCAGTTTCCTCAAATACCTCTCCGCACCGAACGCAAGTCACTTGCAGCCTGTTTCGGTCGGCTAGGTGAGCGCAGTCATGTGAGCAGTATTTTTGTCTGACTCTTGCTGTGGAAAACTGGCTGCCGCATTGCCGGCAATTTGTGTGATGTATATCGCAGCGACCACTTTCTCGCCTTGATTTCGCTCTATCCCTTAAGCACGTTTTTGAGCATTCGTCGCAGCGCTTCCGCAGCGGGCCGCGTCTCACGAGGAGCGGCATGCGCGACCCGCAGTCCGCGCACGCAGATTCCAGCCTTGCGCGTTTCCTGCTGGCAGAAAGAGCAGCGGCGTATTTGCGCTGGCGGGCAGAAACCCGGAGGCGATTGCAGGCCGAGCATCGCTTAGGCCAATTTGTGCCGCCAGGGTTTTTGCAGAGCGAAAGTCCGCAATCGACACATGGACGTTGCATGCCTAGAACGTGCGCGTCGTGTCAAATTGCGAGCACCCACCCCCCCAGAGCAACCTGCACGCGGCGTTTC